GTTGGCGGCGTTGAAGTTGTTTGCGTAGAGGCTGCCAGCGTAGGCTGACTCCGGGTTGAAGACCTGACCTGGGTTCATCGATTGGCCCTGACCGCTGACACCGATTGCTGCGTTGGGGCTCACACCAGAGCGACCAAGGATTGCCATAAATGGATCAGCTGTGGTTGCTGAATTAACGCCAATCACATTGGTCGCGAATTGCTGCCTTTGCCTCTTAAGTTGCTCACCCACTTGGCCTGCATAAAGCGCCTCCGAAGCCACATCCCCGACACCGAAGCCCATGCCTCGGTCTGCCTGAGCTGTCCTGATGTTTTGTTCAGTCTGCCGTTGCAGGGCAGGGTCCAACTGGTTGCCGGCTTGTAGTTCTGCAAGTGCTTGGTTGTTTAGCTCATCGATCAGTGCCTGTTGCTGCGGGTTGGAAGCTTTAGCGGCTGCTGCCGCCCTGCCGCCTAACTCCTCAATAGATGCAATGTCTGCCTCCTGCTGGATGCGGCGGGATACAACGTCCGCTTCGGCTAGAGCGGGGATGGTCTCCTCTTTGTAGAGCTGAAGAAGGCCGGGATTGCCGTCAACACCCATTAGGGTGTCCCGCAGCACACTCAAATCTAGCTGCGCTTCAGCAGACCTGCCGTATTCAGAATTGCTTTCAGCCGCGAAAAGATCGGGCGCTAAATCAATTTGCGCCTGTAGAGTATCGCGATACTCCTTGCCCACGTCTCGGGGCGGTGGACTGTCAACGTCTTTTCCCATCTCTTAACCTTCGTAAGTAATCAATGCTGTATTTCTTCGGCTTCCCTGATCGCTCGCCCCAGACTTCTCTAGCGTTCGGGTAGCGTTCTAATAAGTATCCTGCAATTCTGCTAACCGCTCGTCTGTCAGTTGCAACTAAGTGGTAGACAACAATGATGTTGCCATCTTCACTGCTCTTCTCCCAGACTCCGGGCTCGCCCCGTTTCTCCGTGGTCATCTTCCACAGGCAGACGCCCTTAAGCCTGCTGTCACCACCCTGAACCAACCGGATGGTGTTGTCTTCGATGTTGAGGCCAATGTAACGCCTCAGATGATCAATGTTGCCTGTCAGAGGCATCCTGCCCCTGTTCGCTAGTAGATAAGCAGCAACAAGGTCTACATACATCAGACAAGCTTAATAATCTTCACCATCGAATAGATTTCAGGGTGAGAAGTATCCCCGCCAAGAGAACCAGCTGCATTGCCCAGGCCATCTGTGCTCCTGCTAGAAGTGCAACGGTGGCGCAGTTCCAAATCAGCAGCTGCGGACAAAGTGAAAATACCTGACAGATTTGCCCTCACAGCTTGCGCAGAGCTGTTGTCGGAATAGGTGGCTTCTCCATCAATCAGCGTGGTGCTGTTGGTGGTATCGTAAAGCCAGACAACGTGGGTGTCGCAATCGAAACCAGGAGCTGAGGCTTCTACTAAATAGCTTCCAGCCTGTAAGGTGATCCGATTAGAAGACAAGGTGGCGATGCTGCCGGGATCTGTGCTCTGGTTTAGGACTCGGGTTACGTTTGTATCCTGCGTAAAAGTGCCGCCATCTGTGCCATTGGTTTGTTCCTCCCAGAACACCGCAATCTTTGTGCTGGCTTGGGCTGCCCACTCCACCGTACCGGATGCATTAGTAACAAGGTATGTGCTGTTAGAGCCTGCCGAAATGTTGCTCGGGCTCACCGTGCTCACAGATGGCACCGTTGCCCACTCCGGGTTGTCGCTGGCACCTTTAGTAGTGAGCACTTGGCCGGATGTTCCTGGCGCTAGGTGGTTCCAGGTAGATGCCCCTCGGTAGAAGATGGTTCCTTGGTCTGCGCTTCCCAAGTGCTCCACACCGATAGCACCATTGGCAATTTTAGTGCCGTTGATTGCGTCTGCTGCAATCTTGGCAGTCGTTACAGAGCCATCTTCAATTTCAGAGCTGCCTACTGTACCGCTAATCGACACCATAGGAGAGCCTAACTGGTTCAGCTTGCCAAAGGTTACCTTGTCGGTTCCATCAGTCTGGAACGTGTAGCCTGGGGAGAGTGTAATTGAGAGTGCCATTAGACTAAGCGGTTCCAGATCTGGCTCTCATTGGAAACCAGTATTGTGACGCCCTTATCAGGCAGGGTGATGGCAGAGCCGTCCAGCGAACCAGAAGACTCGTTACAAGTAATGCTTACCCCGGTGTTGTTCATAATTACCTTCACATTGACTTCGCCATTAGGTGCTAGAGGAACAATGCAAGTAGCGGGTGACGTAAAGCTGTGGAGGATCGTTAGAGGGGCAGTTGTGTTGACCGTCTGACCACCAGAGGTGATTTCCTCGGGGGCAGCAAAGATCTTCTGTAAAGCAGCCCAACCGTCATTGATGCCGACCGTGGGGTTGCCAGCTACACCGTTGCCGTTGGTAACCGATAAGCCGTCAGCACCGGAGATGGTCCGCTGCTGGCAGTCGCCATTAGAGTCGAAAGCCCAGATGCCGTAGCTGCTAGTAGAGCCCGAGGTATCAATGGCATCGATGGCCCTTACGGCAGAATCGGTGTGCTGGAGATACTTAAGCGTCTCCAGAAATTCTGCCCTCGGGTAGTTCGTTGTCGAAACCGGCCCGTTGGTCTCATTGATTGAAAAGTTTATTTCGCCGTCTGCCATTAGTGTAGTGCTCCGTGTTCGCCGTGCTTCTGCTCGCCATTCATCTTCTCAGCACCTGCGGCGTGGATTCTTATCCGGCCCTGGATGTTTGTGATTTTGACCTGGTAGTAGCTGCCCCTTCTGTTCGTCAGATACTTATTGGCCCAGGTCTGGTACTTCGCTAGCTCAATCCCGCCATCGTCCAGGCAGGTGCCTCCGTTCACTTCATCTGTGTCCAGCGTTACCGAATAGTCCTCTCGGCCCGGTGTTCTGAAATCCTTGTTCGGATTCGCCACCGCCCAGTCCTCAATTGCAAAACCGAGATACTTGGTTCTGTCCTTTGTAATATAAGCAATGGCACCGTTTTGGTCCACCCAGGCAGACTCTTCGTAGGCTCCATCGGTTATAACTGTCACCGTGTATTTTGGATCCCAGGTGCTGACGTGGAGCATTCCTGTTCGCCATCGGCCCTGGTTGCCCCCAGCATAGCCATAAGCCCTGGTGATGACTTCGAATTCAATCGGCTGGCAAGTGACGGAAGTCTCAGCCGAATTGATCAGGGTGATGTAGGGGTCGTTGGTCGTAACACCAATCGGGCTGGAGCTGGTAAGGCGCACACCACAGGCAAGCTGGCTCGCTGTTGCTCCACCGCTATCCCACTGATCGTAGTTAGCGTTGCCCGTCGAAAAGCCGAGGTAAAGGTTTTGAGCGGGGAATGTGTTGCAAGGATCAGAGTAATCAGAGCCAACACCCCAATGCTTTGTTGCCCCCTGGTCCCAGTTCTCGGCCAGAGACAGAACAGCTGTGGTGCCATCGCTTAGCGTCACATCGTCCCCTGATGGGTGTTCCGACCATTCGACCTCTCTCGTTGCCCTGATCGTATCGCCATTCGTTACGCTTAGCGTGGAGCCGTCTGAAGGGTGGCCAGAAAGCACAATGTCTACAGAGTAAGTGCCAGTAGCACCCGCTTTGATTGCATCTTCTTCCGAATACTCATAGAGGCCGATGCAACCGGAGTAGTCTACAAAGTAGAGGGCGTCAGATCCGTTGTTGTCTGCTGTGAAGAAATACTTAACCGTTGTGTCATCGTAACCGCTCCAGGCTTTGTTCAGAAAGTCGTAGACCAGGACACAGTTGTTAGTGTAACTGCCATCGATTGGAATGCTCAGGTAGTAGCGATCTCTGAAGTAGCCGGCTGAGGCATTGTTCTTTGCAGCAAACCAGTTAATGCGGTCAACCATTGGCTGCATCGGGGCACTGTTCGGTTGATCTGTCCCTTGCAGCTTGTTCTCTTCCGTACGGTTGATGCTGGTAACCCCTCGCTGGCTAAGGAACCACAGATCTTTGCCGACGTTAACCACTGATCGCCTACCAACCAATCCATACTCCGTGGTGATGTCGTCCAGAATGGCGTTTGCGCTCCAGTCGCCCTGTAGGTTGGTCACTGCATAGATTGAGGAGTCCTTAAAGACAACGATGGTGTTGTCATTGAACTTCTCCAGGTGAACCACGTCATCTGCGTCACCCTGGTTAATCCGAAAGCTGTTGAAGACTGAGTAATCTGTTGCGCTCAGAATGTCGGAGACAGCAACATTGTCTGCCTTAGAGGCACCTGTAGGGATGTAGGGGACAGAAAGCCGATTCTGGAAGTAAATGGAAGTCTTACTGTTCGGAATACTAAAAATCGAAGGATTAGTAGAATCGGTAGATGTGGCAACAGTAAAGCCTGTATCCAGCGAATCCATCGTCAAAACGGTGTCGTCGTAACCCCGATGCAGGAAGCACTTGTTGAAGGCTGATGTGAACCAAAAGCCATCCAGCGCAGTCTGGCTGTTAGAGGGAAAGTTGCTGTCCGATGGAACGGCGATGGTTACCGAAACAGGCACCTGCCGCACTCGGTTACCCTGGCGGCCAGCCCAGATTTTAATGGCTTCACCCGTCCTGCTGGCTGCGAACAGTTGCCACTGCGCACCGTTAGGATCTTCCCACACACCAACGCCGTAAATAGTGCCAATACTTACCGGAATGTTCCAATTGATATCACCCTCATCCCAGTTAACACCCCAACTGGTTGCTCCGAGGAAGTTAAACCTTACAGGCATCATCCCCAGACGCGCCTCGGCTCTCCCAAATCGGAAACGAGCATTCTTAGCAAACGAACAGAACCCAGGCTTTAACTGCTGGGGGTCAACCCGCATGTCTACCCCAGTAAAGTAAAGGTCGCCATCAGGCAACCTCTGCTCATCTAAACTGTTAATCAGTTGGTTCATATTACAGCCATGCTCTTCAAAGCTGACTCCAAAGTCTCATTTGATCGCTCCCAGGAATACTTCGCCCCCCTTAAGGAGGCTTTCAGGCTTTTATCTTCCACCTCACTGCCACCTTCGGCCACCCGCTGCATCTGTGCAATTAAGGAATCGAAATCCGCTTCCGCATACAGACCGCAGTCTTTGTAGTGGTTGGTTCCGGCTACTAGTTTGTAATCAACCGGAAACCCTACGGTCTCGTCGTAGAACTCACTGATACCACCAAACGGCACAGCAATCACAGGCCGGCCAATAGCCATTGCCTCGTGCTGCATCAACCCCCAGCCTTCGCCCCTGGAGGCGCTCACAAAGCAGTCTAAGTCCTCATACCACTGCGCCAACCTCTCCGGCTCCCAAAACTCTTTGATCAGCTCAACCCGATCATCCTCAACCGCAATGTCGGGATCCTCTGGGTAACACTTCACCTGCAACTTAACGTCGTCCCGACCATCGAAGGCCAACTGGAAAGCTTCCACCACATCGGGGATCTGCTTCCGGCAACCCCCTGCCATCGTTCGGCCTGCCGCTCCAAACAGAAAGTAGTCCTTCTCTTTCTTTGGCCTGTAGTTAAACAGTTCCGTTCGGCAGCCCATCGGCACTTTGTAGATCGGAACATCTACGCCCTGAGCACTGAACACCGATTGCTGCCACTCGCTGGGAACAATCACACCGATAGTGTTGTTGAGGTTAACCACTGCCTGAGAAGGCAACCTGGTTGACTCCCACATTGTGTTATAGATGATGTCCTTCTTCTCAGCCGGCCCAAAAGACGGGCAGTGGATCACCATCTCCCACGGTTCAACCTGCAACTTGTGGACTATCGTATCAGCAGCCCAACGGGGAACCCTTCCGGCTTCCCGCATGTCGCAATCAATCGGTAGCGTGTTAACGTCATACCCTAGCTTTCCCAAACCTCTAACAACGTGCATCCAATGGAAGGAATAGCTAGAATAGCCATCAGGCACGCCTCGCAGAACAACCCTGGTTTTCATAAAAGTTAATCCATCACAGAAAGAGCTTCTTTAGAGCTTCGAATTTCTCATCCGTTATCCACCCAAATGCCCAGCAGAGGAAAACGAGAGCAGAACCAACAGCGCTACCAATTGGCTTCCAGTTTTTAAGAGCCCAAGCCCAGCCAATGACAGTCGCAGCAGGGCGAGCACAAGGAACCACATAACTGATGAAATTTTCGAATTCACCATCGTCATTCCTTACAACACTGACTACAAGAGATGCCCAGAACGCTTCGTTCGCGTTTTTGCGACGATAACGCTTCTCCATGCTGTATCCATCAGATCCATTCCTTTTGCGGCATTTGTCGACTTCCTGCTGGTCGGGCTCAATGTCCGCGTCATAGGTAAGCTCTCGCCATGTCCGCTTTTGAATTTCTGAAGGAGCGTATCCAAAAATCCTGCACAGCTCTTCATTGACATACAGCCACTGCCCTTCCCCGCTGACCACCGCAATACCAATGGGTGCCTCGTCGAATGCCTGCTGAAAGACTTTTGCAGGCGAAAACTGGGTCTCTAAATTGTCCACTTACTACGTTCATATTCGGCAAGGCCGCCACTAACCGGAGGTGGTGAGAAAAGGCAGGGCAAGCAGACGTTCCGGCTTTCGTATCTGCTGACGCCTCAGTCCTCAGCAGGGGCCGCAGGCGCGTTGGTTACAACAATGGTAGCGGGTGGCCGATTGATAAGGGCCAGAATGACTTCATCAGATAATCCAGGGCCACCAGAAGAGCCAACCTGAGAGCCTGCCAGAAACACGGCAGCAAGGTCGCGTAACTGCGCCTCCCCGCTGGCTGCATCTGCTTTGGTGGATTGCTTTAGCCCGTCCGGGCCAAGCTCCTTGTCACTCTCAATTCCAGCTAAATCCACTTTCGCCCCGAAGGCTACGACGGATGTTGTCAGCTGGCCACCACCCTCCGTCTGCACCCTGTTGCTGTATCGGGTGCAACCCAACAAGCAGATGGAGGCTAGAAAGATAGCTGTTAAGGCTTTCATTTCAGTCCTCCAGTGCAGCGAGTTCAGAGAGTTCAGAGAGGATTGCGGCCTTATCTTTGAAGGCCACATCATTGGCGTTGACAGCATTAAGAGACCCCTCAATGCCATCATAGAGGTTGCCTACGGTGGCAACGTCCATATCGGGGAGGACTGCCCCGGTGGCCTCCAACCCGTCACGCGCATCCAGTAGGGCTAGCCCTTGGTCGATCTTTTTGTTGGCTGCGATCCTGAGTGACTGGTTGTTGAGAGATGCCTTGGCGGCGTTTAGCTCTGCTCGTATGTAATCTGTTTCTGCGCTCATATGATTAGCTTCCGTGGGTGTGGGCGACTAAGTAGTAGGTTGTTCCACCAATATCGATTGGGATCTGATGGCTGACCGTTCCGGCTGTAGTGATCGCATCTGCTGCATATTTCGCAACAGGGGCATCCGTAGCCAAGTTCTCCTGGCGGATGGTGCCTTCTGCATCAATCCCAGCCTTAGAAGATCCGGCAACCTTCACATCCAAAAGCATCGAATCTGCCGCAGGGCTCTCTGCGTCAATGTCAACGACCTGAGTCTTCCTCAGTGGAGTGACAGACGTTGCACTAGCGTGCAAGCCGTTCGAAGACGCGTCGCGGATTGAACCATCAGATTCAACGGACTCAGGGAGGTATGCTGCGACAGCTCCGATGGGTGTGATCCCGCTAGAATTACTCCAGGTTGTCGGCGTGGTCCCTGTAGCGATAAACTCAACGTCAGTCGCGTTGGAGCTTGCTCCCACGTTAGTGAAGTCGTCCCCGCTCTGGAAATTGGAAATGCGGTATCTTTGTCCGACTTCCAGAGTGCCGCTTGTTACTTCTGTGCCACCCCATTGGTCGGCGACTTCTACGCTGTTCCCGGTCACTCCCAACCTCGCCACTTGTGTAGCCGTGAGTTCACGGTTGAAGATGAGAACGCTGTGAATCTTCCCGTTTGCGTGGACTGCGTTCCCTTCGCCGATCTCTACCGCCTGAGACGTGTTGTGCATAGCAACATAGGAGCCGCCAGAGGCATCCGTCAGAGTTTCGGCTTCGCCATTCCAATAGAGATTGATGTCAGTGTAAGACGACGCGTTTCCGTTGTAAGTAGCAACTACGTGGTGTTTTTTTCCCGTGGTAAGAACAGTCGTGCCTTTAGCAATCAGTTTATTTATGACCCCGTTATCCCAAAGGGATAATGAGATTAACCCTCCTGTATCAACTGTTAGCCTCCACTCATAATTAGGGTTCTTCATTTTGCTAACGATTTCAAAGCCACTTGTCAGATCATCGATTTCGAACTCCGCAGCTAGACTGAAAGGTGAGTCGGTCGTGGAGTTACCGAAGGATAGCAGGTTAGTGTCAGCGACAGTATTAACCGAATCAGTGCCGTTATAGTAGCCTCCATTGCTAGGCTGTCGCGCACTGGTTCGGTCGTTGACATCTGCCGTTTGGAGGTAATCACCAGCAGTTGCAGCGGCAGCTTGGGTTGCTGATCCATCAAAAAGGTTGGCAACACCAGGCACCTTGTACCAGACACTGCCGTCATAGCGCAGGATGTCGCCGGCTGCGAGCGTAATACTGCCGGAACCGTAGTCCCTAGAGCCACCCACCGTTACCGTGTAGTAATCGGAGAGCGTGCCTGTGCCGTCAATGACAGTGGGTGTGTTGGTGGAAACGTTATGATCGCCTAAGTCGTTGCCGGTGGAGGCACCAGCAGGCAGACGGGAGACGGGGATCTTATTGGATCCGTCCAACTCACACAGCTTATAGGTGGTTGCGTCTCCGCTGAAAGTGCTCGCGAAGTCCGTCTTCAGGGATGAGCCGAGGATCTTCTGCGAATTGTTGGTTGCACCGTCCATCCCGAAGTAATCATCGGAATCGACGGTTGTTGCCGTTGTTGGCCAGTCTTTTAGTCTAGTGCTCATCTTACGTGGTAAAGGGATGTTTCGTTGCCAAGGTGGTCACAAACCGTGTTGCCCCTGTGGTCTGCCCAGTAGAAAATAATGTTGCTGGTGATTGTCTGCTGACCTGTGTCCGTGCAGACGATGCTGCCTAAGTGATCCACCCAATAGTCTTGCTCATCTGAAGCGGGTAGACCGTCCAGAAGAGTTGCTGAGCAAAGAAGTGGAGCCCTTGTTAAAAGCATTTAGTAAACGGTAATGTCGCCGTCGCCGGTCCAAGTCACAGAAGAGGCGTTGGTAGGGTAAAGCCCGATGATGCGAACAGTTGTTCTCAATCCAATCTCAGTAGACTTGTAATTGATGTTACAGAGTGCGCCACCTGTTCCATGGCCATACAGATACTTAATATCGCCTGTGTAGGTTGTGTCAGATCCATCCAGGTAGTCCTTCGGCTCCGGGAAAGGATCACCGTGCGAGCCGATTTCAATCTGCTGGGAACTCATCTGCCCAGGCACTTTGCCGTGTAGTGTTAATCCGCTCATCAGTATCCTGTTACTTTGTATCTTACGTCCTGCCCCTGGATGGTCTCCAGCTGGTTAACCTCCTGGTCCAGGGCTGCCTGCGCATCCCGTTCTGCTGGGTGCGACTTGTCCATCTGGCCGTCGTGCCGCAAGTAATCGGCATACGTGCCTCGGATTAAGAAATTTCGAAGCACATCTGGAAGCTCTACTAAGCTCCACTTACTTGGCTGTGCGTTCGGGCTGTTGTCGGTGGATCCATCACCGGTAATAGCCTCTAGGGCGGTGTAAAAGTTGCCCAAGTTGTTGTCGTAAGCCTGCTCACCTACTGCGTAATTGGTGCCGGTTGCTTTACTGTAAAGATTGCCGGTAAGACGTGGGTGCTGCTTTCTGTAATGCACCCAGACAGCCGTTAGCGTTGTGTCCAGCTGAATGCCGTTCTCAGATAAGAAGTAATCAACTGGAGTGCCGTCAGCGGCTGTCTTCGGGTTCTTATCCCAAACCTCAAAGACCGTTTCGATCTCGTTCTGGCCGCTCTGATTTAGGGCAACGTAATTGCCTTCAACACCGCCAGACTGGGTAACCGTTCGGCTTTCAATAACGCAAAGCTCTGGCCATCGGGCCTGGTTCCAGCCCAGTTTAAGCCGGTTGTTAACGAAGTCTCTTAGCAACCTCCACTGCACCTTGCCTGGTGCCACCTGGTTAACGCCGTCCAGATCCTGCTCAATGCCGGCAAGGTTCAGAACGTTGTCGTAGATTAGGCTGTAATCGACAGTTTTCACCTAGTCGCCGTAGCCAACAGTATTCCGCCTTCGGTCCTGCTTAGCGAAAAGCTCAGGGTTCTTCTGTTGCTGGTATTTGATGAAATCGGGGTCGCGCAGGATGTCTTTGTGTTCCTGGTGCATCCACTCCTTGGCGACGTTGCCAGGGATTTCATACTTCAGCTGACCGAGCCCTTTGATAGACCTGGATCCTTGGTTGCTACGAGCAATCTCTTGCGCTTCTCGCTCAGCCTGAGCATTGCGCTTCTCGTAGTTGGTGTAGTGCCGCTCGGCCCTCTGAGCTGCAACTTTCTCTAGTATGTTTTCCATAAGTTAAAGTGGTGGGGGACTGCGAATTCCCCCACCGTTCCAGGGAACCATCACAACCCAAGGCAGGGCTGTTTTGGTAATTATGCGAAGTCAGCCGAGTCGAACATCTGCAACAGGACGACAAGCTTACCAGCGTTCACAGTGCTGATGTCTTTGCCGCTCGTTGCCGTAAAGGTGATGTCGATGGTGTCGGCTGCCGTGTAGACGTAGTAGTTGCTGAGAGCGCCCGCCTTGTAGTCAACCTCGGTTGCGTCCACACAGACCTCCGTAGAGGTAAGGAAGCGGTTGGTTGAGCCACCATCCCCGACGATGTAAGCCAGAGAAGTAAGGGTTGCATCAGAACTGTCGAAGTCTGTCACCAAGCGGTGGAGGGCTTTGCCTACCACCATCCCGGCTGGGACAGATACCGTAAACGTCTGCGTATTCGTTGAGTTGGTGAAATCACCGTGCTCTACGACGATTTGATGGGTGAAGCCAGTTCTGGCCTGTGCTTCGTAGCCTAGTTTAGATGGTTGAATTGCCATGTCTTCAGATCCTCTTTCTTAGCTGAGTGCTGTGTTGAACTGTCCCAAACCAAGAGGATTCAGAATGCGAAGAGCGCACTTGGCTTCGATGTAAGTCCGCTCACCACCACCGAGGTTCGGTAGAGGTTTGACGGTTGGCTGTTTGAAGGAGGCAAGCTCCACCTTAGACATGTCCAGGAGGTAGCCTCGGCCCTTGTCGGTTGCGAACGTAGCAGGAGGGGCACCCGCTCCAATGAAGTTGGAGCTGACCACCTCAACGGTGCCGTAGTCGCCTTCGTAGACCGAAACAGAGTTCCGAACTCGGGCTCCACCACCATCGTAGTTGAACTGCCGGCTGAACTTGGCAGCGTCACTGTCTGCATACTGCGCAAACCGGGTCATATCGGTGATTCGTCGTCGAAGCGTAGAACCACAGACAAGGGCGTAACTGCCGCTCATACCAGTCTGGTCGTAGATTTCCTGGAAGAGAGTTTGGATGTCATCTTCGGTGATGTTCGCCGTTGCCGTGGTGACGATCTGGTTTGCGTTTGGTCGGTAAGCCTCGGGAACCTCATACAGCGTTTGAGCTGCAATGTTGGTTGTGTCCCGAATCCAGATACCCAACCCTCGTCCAAGCCGCGGGTTTTCTGCTCCGTCGTCTTCCTGGTGCTCTTGGTCAGAAAGGCAGGTTGCTTCGATGTCGCGGCCGATCTCTTCCAGCTTCTTAGCGATTGCTTCAGACATTTCATCGCCCTTCAAACCAGCCACATCAGACACCTCTTGTGCATCAGGGCTAACCTTCGCCGTTCGACGGTGGGTTTGCAGATAGGTGCGCAGCATTGCGCGGTTCTCTGCGTGGTTTTCGAAGGTGGAAACGTCGGTCCCATCAACAACACCGCCAAGCTTTGGGGGGTCGTATGCGTCCACCGTCCACTGCATAAAGGTATTGTGAGGCGTTCGGCCCTTCCTTACGCGAGAGGTAAACGGTGTTTGCTTTTCGTCTGTCCGAGTGATCAAATCCAGCACGTCTTCGCGCTTGTGGATCTGATTTCGTTCTAATAGTCCAGATGCCATGTATCAGTTGTTTCTAAACTGAGCAAATTATTGTTCTTGGTATGCGCCTGCCCGGATCAGTTCTGCTAAAGCGGCTCTTCCACCGCCTTCTCTAACCCGCTTGGCTGCTGCGTCAGCTTTTTCCTGGCTGGTAACCTTCCGAGGCTTCCCGCCTGCCGGCTTACCTGGTTGTGGAGTTGGTTGAGCTTTGGGTTTAGGGGCTGCCTTTTTCTGTGCTGCCTCTCGCTCCCGGATTGCACCGCCAACCATTCTGGCCAGCATAATTTTGTGCATCGGGATTTCCCTTAGCCGCAAGTCGCCAAACTTCTTTAGAACATCCTGTATAACAGCCCCGTTTTGGTCCTCGGGATCATTCACCCAAGGGTAAATTTGCTCGGCCTGAACATCCCATTGATTGGTCAACTCAATCCGTTTACGGGCCTGCGGCAGTTTGCTTCTCTGAAGCTCAACGGCTGCTAACTCCAGCTCATCTAAGAATTGCTCAGGGTCGTCAGGCTCCGCTCCAAACAGCTCTTTTAGGTTCTTAGAAACCTTTTCAGGGTCTCTTCCCAAAAGCTTCTGCTGTTGCTTCGCCCACAATTCATTCTGAATTGCTTCCTGCTCAACTCTTTCCAGCTCAGAGATCGATGTGATGTTCTGAATCTGGTTCTCAGGTGTAGCCGGTTTGCTTTCGCTTGCTTGCTTCAGCTGATCTTCCAGGCTCGCAATCTTCTCCTTCAGCTCCGACTTTTGCGCCGTTAGCTTATCGATCCGCTTTTGCTTGCCGTCAGGCTGTGGCTCAGGTTGCTCTTGCTCAGTTTCTAGGGCTTCCTGTTCCTCGGCCTCTGGTTGAGCTTCTTCCAGCTCAGTCTCAGCTTCCGCCTCCTCCGTCACTGCCTCATCCGGCTCAGGTGGAGCATCACTAGTCAGTAATTGCACTAGTGACAGTGAATCCAATGGGGCTTCCTCTACCGTGGAATCTTCGGTAGCAGTATCAACTTCTGTAGGCATGTGGTTTAACGTCTCACAAGTAGACAGACAGCGTGCTTAAAGGGGCGCGCAGAACCCATTAGTTTCCCTGGTAAGGTTAAGGTAGTGTATAGACACCTCAACTGTCAACGGAGGCAGGTTCAGCGTCTTCTGGGCGGGGTTTGTAGAGCGTTTCTAGGTGCTGCCGCATCTCTAAAACCATGCTCAATCTGCCTGCCTCAAACTGCCTACTGTCGGGAGTATGACGAGGGTCAGAGACTGCTTCCTGCTCGGTCTGAATGAAGCCCTCAATCAGCTTGTCTAATCCCCTTCTTACAGGGCTTACTTCCGGCAGTAATAGCGCGTCGCGCTCCTCGTCTGTTAGTTCAACTTCAACCATTTTGATTCACACCCAGCCGGCCCGTCATTGCATTCTGTTGCTGCATCACAGACATATTAAGGTTTTTCATATACGTCTGGACCAGCTCAACAAACTGCGGATCGGACTGCATCAGTTCCATATACTTCGGATTGTTGCCAATGATCTGATTGACAAACTGCGCTCTGATCTGGGCTGATGGGTCGTTTTCCCGCAGCTGCGGTTGATTACCCAAAGCCATCAAAGCGACAGTATTGTTCTCTTCTTCAAACATCTGCTGAGCGGCCTGCTTATTGTCCAGCAGGAGCTGCTCAGGGAAGGTTGGGTTGATAATCCGCAGCTGCATCTCTAGCAGCTTTCTGCGGTCAATCTGGCCAGCTAAGTCATTCGGTAAGACGATCTCAGAGATTGCCTTCAGCTGGTTGTTGGTAAACTCGCTGTCCAACTCCCTAATGTCGAAGGAGAGGCTGAAATTGTATTTCTTTGTGTCCTCTGGGATTGGTAATCCCGTGCCTGTTACCTCACCGAATTCCTTATCGTTGCCAAACTTCTGAACCAGCTCCCAGACGTTGTTAAGAATGGTGCCCTTAAAGCGCAGCCAGCGGCTGACGTGCATCTGGTTTTTAACCTGGGATTGAGCCGGATCAATTGCAGGATTCGGCACGCCGAAATACTCATCTGCACGTAGACGAACACTTTCGATGTTAGCCAAGGCAACATCCGGCCCCTTTTTCGGGGGCTCCATCCAGGTGATGTCTCCCGGTCTCTGCTCTGAGAGTTGTTTGCCTGGGCCAACACTAATGCGGTTGCCGTAGCGGTGAGGCACTTTCAGTGGCGGCAAGGTCTCTAGGTTGGAGCGGTCAAACACCATGTCGACCTGCCCTTTGATTTCCGTTTGCCACGTCCCGCAGATGTCGGGGATGCCTCGGGATTCCAACAGCTCTCTAGTTGTCCGTTCGCGGGTGAACACCTCAATCGGAATCCTGCCGCCCGCCTCTTTAACCAGCGTATGGCTGGCGTAGGAAGGCTCTCCCGTGTCATCGTTCTTGTGGTGAGGGCTGAAAACCGTCAGGTAAACACCAGGCCGGCCATGCTCATCCACCCGCCGAGAATAGGCATAGATGACTTCAACCATGTTCTGATGATCATTGGCAGAATCAACGGTCTGCTGGGCTGGGCTGATGCCTTCGTCGTTGTGGTTGATGTATCGGCCAGCAGTCGCTTTGACTTCCTCAACCCATTGCTCATCCCACTCATCGGTCTGCGCCCTATCTTCCAGCTCTGCTACAGTAAATGAATCCCGCCTGAAGACTACCCGCGCTCGGTGGATTTCTCTGGTCTCAGGCGGGAATAGGAGCTCGTAAAACGGCTTTAGGGTTACGATTTCCGGGTGGTCACAGACTATTTCCGGCATTTCAATTACAGTCTTCCCGTTAGTGCGAAGCTCCTTAAATTTCTTCCTAACCTCGGATACTTTGAACTGAGGGTTTGAGGTGGCAAAGATGTCTGCCAGCATGTCAGAGTTCTGATCAAAAGCAGCCACCATCTCTGCTGGATCCTCTACCCCCATCGACTTTGCCATTGATTCGATGGTCAGCTCCCGAGGGCTCATCTGCTGGGAACGCTTCCAGAGGGTGTGAACACCTGCCCATCCGTAGTGGGCTGCATACTGCTGAGCCAGCTCCAGCTCATCATCCCAGCTAGGGTTTAGCAGGGTGCTAACCAGCCAATTCATATACAGCTGGACAGCAGAGGCATTCTCTACGTCCTGGTATTCAGCCGGATTGACGTTCAGGGCACAGCGGTTGTCTGCCCCAGCCAGCAATGCCACGTAATGGTTGATGTAATTATCAACCAGGTGGATGCGGCTGTCGGAAGCACCTTCCCACGGGAAAACCTGCCTGCCGTAGTTTACGGCGTGCTTTCTACCGTCGGCTGCTTGGCCTTGCCAATAGGCGTAGCGGCTTTCGTCAGCCTCTCGGATGCGGTTGGTAACCCTGCGGTCCGAAAATGATCTGGTAAAATCTGTTACCAGCTCGGAGACGTTAGGGGCTGTTGATTCTAAGAGTTTATCTTCTGTCACAGGGCCTAGTAGTGGCCCCCGCCTTGGTCGTAGGATGTCCCTGGAGAGACGTGGAATGGATCCATGGTGATTAAGTAACGTAATGCATCGGCAGGGTCTTTACAAGCTCCCTTGTCCTTGTCTTCACCTGTCCACTCTCGCAGTGAGTAGATCAGATTGCCGCATTCTTCGCTGATGTAGAGCTTCGGCTCGTTTAGAACCGTTATCGGCTCTTCCATATTGTAAGACAACAGGTTGTTGATTGCCTGTACGCCTTCGTCGATTTCGGTGTGAGCTGCCGGAATAAAAACCATCCCCGGCTCGCTGAGGTTGTCTTCGGCATCTACCACGTCTTTGGCTAGGTGATCGATCAGGCTGTAGTTGCCTTCCTTGGCCGATAAGATTGGCGCTTTGCCTGCCCTCGGGTCGATGTAACGCACTAAAGGCTCCCGCTCACCCCTCTCCAGCTCGCGGATTAGCTTTCTGTATTGAGCTAGGTTGCGCCCGCAGTCTGCCTTTTGAGCTGACCCCGGTGAACCATCGGCTTTGCTGCTAGGAACCGCCCATTCGCCGTATCGGGCCAAGTTCGGCCATTCTCGGT